GATTAGTGCTCTCGCCCACATCGTTGTCGATGGAAGCTGCGGGCACTACGGTCTGGCCGGGAAATGCGATGTTCATTTGCTCTACTCCTTTCGGTTGAGGTTCAACTACAAATCCACCCGCTGAGCTAGCTGCTCGACTCGCGAGCAAGCGTCGCGCAGTTGCCGTCGAACGTTGTGGAGGATTGGCTCGACTTGGTTGAGGCCTTTTTCAATCCCCTGTGGTGTACTCTGCGGCCCCAAGATAGGCTCTACGCGGCTGGTCAAATCACTTAGCGCAGAATGGAGCCGTTCGCAGAGATGGAGGATCTGCTCTAATGGGCCGGCGGTAGCAGATGGTTCTGGCGCTCCGTAGCCCCGATCTTGTGCGCTTTGCATAAGTTCATTCCTTTCGGTTGATATTCAACAGCGCAAAGAGCAGGATGCCACAAAGGCCCCCTGCTATGAAACAGATGACGCAGACGGTCACAGATTCTACCGCCCCCGCGCGCTCACGGCTTGGCCTCACGCTTGAGGGCGCGCACATGGTCAGCGCAGACTTCTAGCGCTGCACGCCTAATGTCGTCGTGCCGTTTCGCGTAGTCCTCGCACATCTTCGCAGCCTCTTCCAGCGCAGCATCCCGCGCAACAGCGGCAGCATTATGTAGCTTTAGCAGCAAGTTGCCCCGGCCCGAATCCACGACCACCAGCTCCCGCGCCACCGGCTGCGTGGCGGTGCGTAAGTGCTCGCAGATCGGGCAGTAGTCGGCAAGCGCAAGGAAATTACGATGCTTTTCGCAGTGCTGATACGGCTGCGGGGCGCGGCGGTTCCATGCGTCCCTTGCAGGCTGCATCGTTACGTTGGCGACGTTTGCGGTTGGGCCGCTACATTTGCAGTTTTCGCATTCGACCCATCCGCTCTGCATGTCCACTGTACCTTCGTAAACCCTTCCTGCATCCTCGGTCAAGTCGTTGCTACCGCAGAACGGGCACGGCAAAAGGTCGGCTTCCGCTGATGCGTCAGCATTCGCCCTCGTTGGTGACGTTCCATCGTAGGCTGCGGAAGCCGATTGATCATCGCGTGTTTGTGCCCGTCTCTCCGGGCTGTCACGACTGTTCGTGGCGGCTTCGGGAATTTGCCCGGCCACACGCAAGCTCTGTGAGCACACCGCGTCGTTCTCGCTCTCGCGCTGGGTATTGGGTTGATCGTATTTTCTGCAGCACATCGCTATGCCGCGGCAGTAGTTCGGAGTCGCGCACGGAACGCTACCGACACACTCCGGCTGATCGTCGCGTGCTGAGTCGGGCGCGTCTGGCGTTTGCGGTAACTCTGCCCAATGCGTCACAACTGTTCCATCCCCGCACAACGGTCCTTCCGCCTCTTGAATGTCTGCACCTGCTCCAATTTTCCATCTAAAATCGCGCATATCCAAAAAGCCGTAAGCGATGCGCCCCCTGTTGGAGAATTGCAACGCAAGTAAAACCATATGGTTGGTGTTTGGCCGTTGCCGCTCAGCGATGCTATGCCACTCAACCTGATACCTCGGCAGCACCTGCTGTGCCAGCGCGGCGCGGGCCTCTTGCAAAAGGCGCACTACCTCACGGGTCCAGTCGATGAAACTCAAAGTGCTCGTGGAATGTGGCTGGTTGAGCATTTCATCAATCCGTTCGATCAGCGCCTTGTTGCTATCAGTCATGATTTAATCTCCCGCGCGTCGGGCGCGGCAATACAGCATCCAGATATTCCCCGACTCGCCTTGCGAGACGTCGCTCCGCTCGATTCGGATGCCACACACCCTCGGCAGTGAGCATACGCAAACCGCTAGGCCGGCCTTGTTCTGGCCGATCGCAGTTGTACCAAGCGCAAGCGGCTCTCACAATTCCGGCTTCCATTTCTCGCAACTTCCCTCGGCTCATCGCTTCATTGTTTGCGCTTCGATGCCGCAGCCGCGATCTCTGCGAGCTTGTTATCGAGCAAGTTGCGCAGCTCAGGCTCTTGCGGGTGCTTGCGCAAAGAATCAGCGATTATCTGCACGTCGCCGAGTGTCTTGTTATCGAGCTGTCTGATCTGCTCAGCCAAGAACGCAAACGTCGGAGCTGACGCACTAGGATCAGGCGCCTGCGGCTCTGCTGCGCTAGTCGTCTCAGCACTCACAGCGCTGGGCTGCTCCGACTCCGCGTCGATTATGGCCGTCGCTGTCTTTGCCTTCAGAGCTGCTTTGACGCGATCTGTTTGCGTCGCGCCTTCGATCGGGACGACCGTAGCGCTCGCGTCGAGGATTAAGCGCCCTTCGTCGTCGTCGAAGATGCCAGCGAAGCCGAACGCGAGTCGCGCGCACTGGATGAACGCGCGATGGCGCAGCATGCGCGCCGGCGATTGCTGCCACGCAAATGAGCTACGCTTGCACTCGCGCAAGCGTTCGCGCACTGGCGTCGGGTGCTTGCGATCTTTGCGATGGATCTTGCATTCGATGATCTCGGGCGTCCCGTCTTCGTTGTGGCCGTATTCGTTGAACTCGCAGCCATCGAACTGCGGGTGCTCGTTCACGATGCGCGCCCAGCCATCGACTGAGACGATCGGGACCACGCCCCTGTTTCTGTCGAGGAAAGCATAGATTTCCCGAGTGAACGGATTGAGCTTGTATTGATCAGCGACGATCAAAAGCGCCTTCAGCTCGTGATCTGATGCGTCGCGCTCTCCCTTAAAGACTGTCGCTTTTAGCGTCGAAGCGAGCCCTGAAGATTCGACGCCGTAGCGCTCAGCCATGCGCACGATGAGCGATGTTGCAGCGGTAGGCTGCACTTTCGGCGCTGGTGCTTCTTGCGTTGCGGTAGCTTCTGACATGATCATCCTTTCAAAAGAAAGCGGCGCGAGCCTACGCGCTCGATTAGATACTCTGCGAACAGCTGCGGCATATCGAGCTTGAGACGGTTGCCGTCGAGCACATTGCTTGACTTCGCTGTGCGCCATGTTGCGCGCACGATGCCGTTGATTGTCGCAGTGTCTGCTTCTTGCATCGCGTCTTTGACAGCTAGTTCTTCATCGTCAGCGAGGCTCTCGAGGCGCGTGATCTCGCCACGCAGCTGCTGCAAGCGATCAAGAGCTGCAGCTGCTTCTGCTGGCAGCTCGATGCGCACTTCGCGGCTCGTCGGCCACTTGAGCGCAGCGTCAGCGAGCGAAGTCGCAGCCGGTGGGTCGTGCTCGATCACGCGACGCCAGAACGCAGCTTCGCCGGCGATCAGCATATTCGCCAGCTCAGCGTCGAGTCGCACCGTATAGATGCGGAAGTCTGATCCACCGATGAGCACGGGGATGTCAGCTCGACCGATCTCTGCGACGATCATCTGATGAGTCGCTTGCAGCAAGATGTAAGGCGGCACTTGATCAGTGCCTGGCTCGCCGTAGCCTTCGTCAGTGCGCGCTGTCTTCGCTTCGACGACTCGATCGAGAGTCTCGCCGTCAAGATGCGCAATCATGAAGGGGTGCTGCTTGCTGCGCTTCAGCTCAGGATCGCGCGCGACCACGAAGCCGGTTTCTTCTTCGTATGCTGTGATGATCGGCGACTGCAGCAGACGACCCCAGCGGAGCACGGGGAGGTCCTTCGTCTCGACGAGCGCTGGCGCAGTCTTCTGCGCGTAGAGTTCGAGCGACGACATAAACGGCGACAGCCCCATCGCTGGGGCTGCGTCTGAAGATCCTAAGCCAGTCAATCGCTCTGCGAGGAATTTCGCGCGCGCCGTCATGGTTCTACTCCGTGCGACTTGAGCGCGCGCGGTATTGTTTCGAGCATACGCTTCGCGGCTTCTAAGCGCCCCTCGATCGCTCCGCCCTCGAAAGCGAGTTCTATCGCTCGCGTGACGTGTTCGCGTGTCGCAGTGCCGTCGCGCACAGCATCACAGAGCGCAGCTGTAAGCTGTTCGAGTGACTTGTTCATGAGCCAAGCTCCAGCTCATCGCTCGCGCTCGCATGTTCATCTGTGACGCCGGCTTGCGTGAGTCGCAGCACGTCGCTGGGGTTCGCTACGCGCGCCGTAAAGCGCCGCGCGCAGTGCGATACAGCTCGCGCTTGCGATGTGGCCCAGACGAGTCGTTCTGCAGCTGGCGGCACTGTGTTCGCCGCTGCGCCCCAGTCACTGACAACGTAAAGACGTTCTTTCGCCATGATTTTTCCCTCTCGAAGTTGGATGATCCCAAAGGCCATCAGCGTCGCGACGCCCGAGGCGTAGCAGTCTGGCGGAGAGCTACCGACGAGTCGCCGCGCGCTGATGATTCGGATGCGGGGGCGGGATTCAAACCCGCGACCTTGAGGTTATGGGCCTCACGAGCTATCGCTGCTCCACCCCGCACTGTTGTTGGCAGCTCGACTAGCTTCTCTGCGATTTCAGCTGCATCGCGAGCTGCTTGCTGCTCTGCGCTTCGCTGCTCACGCCGAACGCGAGCGAACGTCTTGCGGATGTCCGTCTGCACGCTCGGCGTGTAGTGAAACGTTGGATCAAGGATCGACTTCATTCAAATGTTCTCGATGATGAAGAACGCATCATCGCCAGACCAGATCACGACGGCTTCGCCATTGCGCACGCCGTGGATGCCAGTGAAGGTGCGCATGACGTATGTTAACTCTGCGCCGTCAGCTTGGCATTCGAGATCATCACTAGCTTGGAGCAAGAAGCGATCAAAGCTCGTTGTCGGCTGCCCGACGGTCCAACTGATTGAAACGTGCTGCGTGAAGTTGATACATAGCAGCGTGGCATTCGCTGCTGTCGCTGCGACGAACAACACGAGAGCTGCAAGTAGCTTAGTCATAGCTCGCCTCCTTCTGTGAGAATCCGCCCGCTCCCAGCGCACTGAGTGCAGCGTGATTCGGTTTCGCGCTCGCCCCATCGAGAGACGTGCCACCCGATGCCGCCGCATGCCCAGCACTTCACTTGCACGCACGGCTTGATAGCAGGCTCGGTCACGCCAGCCACGATACGCTCGCGCTCTGACGCTGTCAAATGCTCTTGACGTTTCATGCGATTTCCTTTCGCATCGTCGAGACGATGATCCGCATCGCTGCGACGTGATCGAGCTGGAACAGCTCGCGATTCAACTGCTCGGCGTGCTCTGCCATCTCGTCGTAGGTATCGCTGTGACACCAGAACACGGGGATGGGGTTGTATCCCCGCTCGTTCGCTACCGCGACGCCTAGCCCGATCTTGCCGGTCTGGCGAGCGACGACAGGCACGAGCGCGCAGAGTTTGCCCTTCACGATGTCGTGGAAGCCGCACTCGAAGCGCCCTTCAGCTGTGAACGGTTTAAGGCTCATGACTTCCCTCCGCGCTTCTTCATGAAGCCCGGCATGATCCCCGCTGCTGCGCGTTCTTCTGCGAGTCGCTTCCCGTGCCGACGCCGCAGCTTAGTCGTGATCGCAGCGCGCTGGCGATCGATTGCTGCGAGCACGTTCTGCGGCACGACGAAGCGCTGCGAGCCGCTCGCGTTGACTACGGTCAAGAATGCCGTTACGCCTTCATCGGTGCGTACAGTCTGGATCATGAATGAAGTCGTGTTACCATAGAAGTCGATCGCTTGCACGACAGTCGGCTGCGTATGTGCTCCGTTCGGCAGCCCGATCATCCTGAACAGCAGCTTGTCGAACGGATCGCTCGTCAATGCTGCTGTGACTTTGTGTTCTCGTTGCTGCTCTGTCATGATGTCTCCGGATGTGTGAGTGAGAGAGCGGGGCCCTTGCGGGCCCCGTGCTCGTATGTCGCGTTACGCTGCAGCGAGGTCGAGGATCTTGCCGGCTTCGCGCTCGAAGTTCACGCGCTGATCTTGGTACTGGATCGAACGCGCATACGCAGTCACACCGGTTGCGGCATCCCAGAGCGTCTCGATCGGGCGCTGCTCGTCTGCCATGTGCGCAGCTTGAATCGCTGCAGCTTGCGAGCGCGTGAAGCGCTTGGCGAGGAACTCGGTCACTTTCTCAGCGTCGCCGATCTTGCTATTGCGCGCATCAGTGATCGCTTTGACGACGTTCTGCGTCGAGCTGTTCGCATAGCTCTCGATTGCCGGCGTCACTTCTTCGACCCAGCGGTCTGGCGCGCTCGCTGTGTGACGAATGCGGATCTCTTCGTACCCCGTCGCGCCCCATACGATGCGGTTACGACAGACATAATCGAAGAGGAAGCAAGCGAGCCCGAACGTCTGGCTGCCCACTTCGCTGTTCCACATGAAGAAGCCGCGAGAAAGTGCGCCAGACTGCCCGTTGCGGCGCCCCGGCACTTCGATGCGGTGCTGCTCGTCAGCGAGGAACACGAACATATCGCGATCGCTGCAGTAAAGTGTCGTGTTCTGCTTCGTGATCGGAACTGCTTCGCCGAACTCGCCGGGGATGCGGAACTGTCCAGACTGCCCATCGCCGAATTGCTTGACGAGTGCGCCGATGATCGTCGAGTTCCACACGCGCCCATAATTCGGGCCGGTCACAGCGCTGAGCACTGTGGGCCCGCTGTTCGCGTACACGAGCACGCCGAGATCCTCGATCGAGCGCTTGAACTGCAGCCCGTAGTTAATGCAGTCAGCTGCGAGCGGCGCGGGGAGATCGCGCAAGTACCCCGCCGGCGCTTCTGCGCGCTGCGCGAGCTGCCCGAAGCTCCAGTGAGTCAGATTACACGCGCCGCCGTTCGGGCCGACGACTTGCAGCGCTTTGTGATCGCCTTCGACCGGGACTGCAGTGATCCCGCGGCTGCTGACGCACTTCGCGCGGCTGTGCTCGCGCACATTCACAGCGAAGTCATGCATGTCGATGAGCGACGTGAAGCGCTCATCGGCCGGCCGATTCGCCCACTGGTGCGATGCTTGCATGAGAGTGCTAGACATTTGTTTCCCTTTCGTCCCAGACTCGGGGCTGGGTCCCTTGGGCATCATGCCCCGCGAGCGCGCTGCGACGCGCTCGCGATGCTGACGCTACTTGTCCACCTCGGCGAGCAGGGCGCGGGCGTTGCATCCGGCGCACCGGCAACTGTCGAGATTGTCGCTATCCCTCGCGCAGGTAAGATCGAGCCCGCGCAGCGCAGCGACGAGACGGTCGTACGAGTTCACGCAGCGAACGATGTGCTCGGCGTTGGCGTCCGCTATTTCGACGCAAACCCGTTCGTTGCCGTGGTAAATTAGATTGTCGCCGTTGAAACCGTCGATTGCCCACGGCGTTGGTGTGTGCGATTGCTTGGTCATGATTCCTCCCTCGCAGCGGCCAGCGCGTCTTGCACTAATTCGCGTATTGCGCAGATCGCGTCCGCATCGACACCTTCACTCATCGCTTCATCGAAATGCCTTTGGGTTGCCCGCAGCGCCGCGACGAGCGCGTCGTACAAGTTCACGCAGTGGACGATATGCATACAGTCGATCAACTGCTGCTGCGTGAGAAACCCGTCTGGTGCTACGCAAAGCGCGTGTATCTTGTCGTCGCAAACTTTGCCGGCGACATGGTGCCACGGCGTCGGTGTGTGCTTCATAGTCATGATTGCTCCTCGATCTCGCGCAGGAATCTCTCGTGCAGATCAGCGCGCGCTGCTGCGACGTTGATCCCGTGCCCCGGAGTTGTCGAACCACCCGGCGCGCAGTTTGCGACGGTCGTTATTCATGCTTGCTCCTGATTGCTCATGAGTTCGTCGAGTGCGTCGAGTGCGTCTTCGAGCACGAGATCGCGGATCAGCGAGTCAACGGCGTCCTTCGCTTCTTCGATCGGGACATCGCTCATCGCAACGTCTGTGATCAGCTCGCGAACATACGCTGCTATTGCTGCGTGTCTTGCTGCTCTTGGGTTCGTCATTTCAGCTCTCCTTGTGTAGTTGCCAGACTGCACGCAGATTTTCGCCGATTCCTCATAGTGTGTCAAGCGCATTTGTCATCCCCAAGCTCTGCGGCGTCTAGCGCTCTTGACAGCTTTCTGACAGCTGGCGTAGGATCAGCGACTTATGCCAAACGACAACAAGCTGACAGACGTAGGGCTCGGCGACGATCTCAAGCGGGTGCTGCAGCGCAGAGCGGCTAGGATCCGCGCCCTGCGTCGCTCTAAGGTGTCCGTGCTCTCGATCGCCAAGCGCTTTGGGCTCTCTAGGCAGCGCGTGTACCAGATCCTAGCCGACCGGTAGAGCTGACCCATGGGCAGGGGGAGAGGGCTTCGCTGGGCTAACCTCATGAAGCCGGACGACTTCAAGAGCGCGATCGAGGCTGAGCTGCTGGAGACTGACCTGCTGGCGCAAGTGCTCGACACGGCGCGCAAGTTCCCCGGCGTCGCATGGGTCGAGCGCATGAACGTCGGCGGCGCGAGCTACCCCAACAAACAGGGGAAGCAGCAGTATGTGCGCTTCGGCTTCGCCGGCATGTCTGACCTCATCGGGCAGATGAAGCGCGCGCACGGCGGCGCGTTTCTCGCGATCGAAGTCAAGCGCGTCGGCAATCGCCCCACTGAGCAGCAGCAGGCGTTCCTCGATGTCGTGACAGCTAACGGCGGCGTCGCTTTCTGGTGCACCAGCCCGGCAGAGTGCTGGCACAAGCTCGCGCTCGGCTGCGCTCTCGAAAAGTATCCGCATGCGCGCTGATCAGCCGCCATCGATCGGGATCCAGCAGCTGTGCGACGATCAGCTCGACATGTTCGGCGGCGTCACGCCTTGGCAGTCTGACTGGCAAGCGATGCCGCGCTTCGCACAAGACGATCTGCTCCCCAAGTATCAGGTGATCGTGAACTTCGAGACGCCGCGCGATGTCGAGCGCTTCGCGCAGCTCGTGCAGCAGACAGTGACGACTGAGACGCGCTCGCTGTGGTACCCGGCGGTCGAGAATGCCGACGAAGCAGACAAGCGCTGGTTTTCGCAGCACGAGCCGCAGCACCCGATCTATATCGTCACCAAGGGGCGCTGGGATACGCTCATCACGCATCGCGCGCTGTGCGCTATGCGAACGCCGCATTATCTCATCGTCGAGCAGCAGGAGCTGCGCCGCTACAGCGATCGCATTGATCACACTTACGGCAAGCTGCTCGTGCTTGATCCGGCGTTCCAGACGGGGTATGACACTTGCGACGATCTCGGCGACTCAAAGAGCTACGGCCCCGGCCCCGCTCGCAATTTCGCGTGGGATCACTCACGCTTCGCGCTCGGCGCAGCGTGGCACTGGGTGATGGACGACAATATCAACGGCTTTTTTCGTCTGCATGCGAATCGCAAGATCAGAGTCGCCGACGGCGGCTGCCTGTTCGCGATGGAAGACTTCGCGAGCCGATTCGGCAACGTCGCGATGGCAGGGCCCAACTATCACTTTTTCGCTAAGCGCAAGCAGCTGATCCCGCCGTTCATCACGAACACGCGCATTTATTCGTGTAATTTGATCCGCAACGATACACAGCTGCGCTGGCGCGGCCGCTATAACGAAGACACGATCTTATCGATCGACATGCTGAAGCAAGGCTTCTGCACAGTGCAGTTCAATGCGTTTCTGCAGAACAAAGCGGCGACGCAAACCGTGCAGGGCGGCAACACGGCAGAGTTCTACAAGCGCGAGGGCACGAAGCCGAAAAGCGAAATGCTCGCGCGTGTGCATCCTGACTATGCGCGCGAATCGTTCAAGTTCTCGCGCGATCATCACGAAGTCGATTATTCGCGTTTCACTCAGGCGCTGCAGCCGGTAGCGTCGCACGAGCTGCGCAGCGCGATGGCGCAAGTCGAAGACTACGGCTTCACGCTGCGGCAGCAAGTCTCGCCGGGCGTCTGGAAAGCAGTCGATGACGAAAGCCGACAGATGTTTTACACCCCACTTGAGGAGCACAGCAATGATGGCGAAGATCCAGAGCGGCTCGTCGATCGTGCCGCGTCAAGCTGACGGGCAGCTTGATCTAGGCTTCGAGCGCGCGCAGCTGCCAGAGCGCAGCTCGATGCGCTTCGACGGCGAGACTTACGAGCCGGCGCTTGATCAAGTGCGATTGTCGGGGCAGATGCTGCGCGTATTTCGCGCGCTTGCGCAAGGCCGATGGCTGACGCTGCGCGATCTGAGCAGCGAGTGCGGCGGCTCTGAAGCCGGCGTCAGCGCTCGTCTGCGCGACCTGCGCAAAGCGCGCTTCGGTGCGCACATTGTCGAGCGTCGCCGCATTCAGGGCGTGCGCGGCGACATCTTCGAGTACCGGATCGCTCCGCCGGCTGATCTGTGATGAAGCCGCTGCCGTGGTGGTGCCGCTTCCATCTGGCGCTGATGATCGTGCTCGGGCGCCGAACTTACGGCTTCTTCATCGCGCCGCAAGTTAACGGCGATGCGTACGGTGCAGCTGTCTATTCGGGGCTGCGCGTGCGCTGGATCTACCGCATCACGGGGCTGCAGCGTTACTTGGGCGAGCGCGGCGAGTGGTTCCCGTTCTGGAAGCTCAAATGATGACGCAGCCACAGCTGCCTGCGCTCGTCGCTGTCGATGCGTTACCGATGCCGCCCTATCCGGCGGATGTGCGCGCTCGCGGCTGGGCGTTCGATCTCGATCTTGAGCGCATCGAGCACAGCGATACCTGGCTGCAGTCGTCGGTCGAGCTGCGACCTTGGCTGCTCATGACCTGGGCGATGAGCTGGCTGCAAAGCCCCTGCGGTTCGCTGCCGGCGAGCGATGATTCAGTCGCGGCGATCATCGGCATGAGCCCCACGGCTTTTGCGACGCACAAGGCGACGCTGATGCGCGGCTGGGTGCGGCATCAGGACGGCCGCCTGTATCATCGCGTGCTCACGGAGATGGTGTTCGCGATGATCGGGAAACGCAAGCGCGACCGAGAACGCAAAGCTTTGAAAGGACACGAGTCGCAAAGAATCGCAGCGAGTCGCAGCGAGTCGCAAGCAGCTTTACCATACCAGACTGTACCAAACACAGAAGCTAAACCCAAGATCAAGAGCGTAGGTCGCGCTACGCGGCTCCCCGACGACTGGCAGCTCCCCGACGCTTGGAAACAGTGGGCAATCGATGCGCACAACTTGACGCCGCAGCGCGTCGTACAGATCGCGCTCAAGTTCAAAGATCACTGGCTCGCCGCCGCCGGCATGCGCGGCTGCAAACTCAGATGGGATTCAACCTGGCGCAACTGGGTCAGAAAGGAGTGCGGCGAATGAATCACTGCCCGAAATGCTCTTCTCACTTCGACGGATCACGCTGCCCCGACTGCGGGCACAAGATCCTGCAGCCCGTGCAGCTCAGACGCACCGTCGTGAGCTTCCAGAACACCAGCATCAGCGTGCTGAGCTGCGCAGACGAACGCGATGGGCGCCAGTGCTCAAAAGCAGGCAGCCTCGCATCGCACCCAGCGGGGCCGTACTACTGCGCTCAGCACTTCCCCCCGTTCGCTGGGCGCGGCAAAGGCACAGCTCCACCGCAGGGGTTTCAAGCTCTGCGGCAGCTCATACCGCACGCACAGCTGCCAAAGCGTCAGCTCGACGACGAAGCAGAAGCTGAGCGCAGAGCGCTCCAAGCGGGGCTGTGAAATGGGCTGGGATCCTCAACCGCCAAGCGCTCAAGAACGCATCCGCATGCCTGAGCCAGAGCCGATGCCGTTCACTGTCACCGACCGCCAGCTGCTGCAGCTCATCATCCTCAAGCTCAACGCCGTACTCGAAAAACTCGACAGTGTTTCACATGAAACAAAACCGAAAACAAAGGAGAAATCAGCATGATCGTTAGCTTCAAAGATGACTTCGGCCGCGAGTTCTCGATCGAGTGCGCTGCGATCTTGTGGACTGAGCCAGCGCAGGTCGGATACACGCAGGTCGTGATGGCACGAGCGCCAGGCAACAAGCTTGGCCCCATCGTCGGGCTCACACAAGACAAGCTCTTTTCGATCATCGAGACAGCGCACGCGCAAGCGAGCCAGCACCAGCGCAATGCGCAAGCGTCGTCGCTGCTCGTGCCTATGCCTGCGGGGCGACAATGAGCGATGAAATCGTGAGACTGATCGTTGCGTTTTGTCTCGGCTTCGCATGCGGCGCGATGCTCTGCAGTGTGATGTGGACTTGGATGCTGGTGCATCTGCGCAAGCGCTCAGATCGAGCTGAAGCGAATCCTTACGGCGTCGGCTCGAAGCAGCTATGAGCCAGCCGGCTATCCAGTTCGTCGCGGTGCTCGCGATCGCTGGCGTCGCTGCCTACTTCGGATGGCTCTCGCATGTCGCGTGGCGCGAAGTGCAACGCTTGCGCGTCGAATTAGCGAAAGCGCTCGCAGAGAAGCAAGCGACGCAAGCGAACCTCGCTACAGCTGAGCAGTTTATCGGGCGTTTGCAATTCGCGCTCTCATGGCGCGACGCGCGTGATCAAGCTGATTCGACGCAGCGACAGGGCTCGATCATCGAAGCGCACGAGCGCCCGAAAGTACACTGATGCCGATAATAATCGATACGCCGCTATTTAAGCTGCGACTGCGCATCGGAGATCCGGCGCTGCATCGATGGACAGGGCTCGTTTATCGCAAGCCGCGCTTGCAGAGCGATCCTGAGCACTTCATCGAGTACGCTGCATGGCTCGAATACTCGCGCGATACCGGCGAGAGCGAGCTGTGGATCCGCGTTCCCATCGTCACGGACGCAGAGAATGCCGAAAGCTGACCTGTACGCGCTCTTCGGCGATCTCAAGCGCGCCGGAGTCAGCGTCGAGAACATCGGCCAGATGCTCGGCTACAGCCGCCGCCATGTGACGCGCATTCTTGTCGAGCTGCAGCTGATCAGCCCCCGAACGCGAGGGCTGACGCCGAGCGAAGCGTTCGGCAAGCTCGATAAGCCGCTGCAGCAGCGCGTGCTTGCAGCGCGCGTGCTCGCAACGCGCCACGAGCCGTAGTAGGATCTGCGCTGCATCTGCTCGGGTTGGGGAAAAGCCGCTACAACACTCCGGACTCGGCCCATGTAGCGCTCAGCTCGGGCAGATGTCTCATTTGGGCTAAATAGTTCTGCAGCTCAGCTCGCTCTGAGTTAGCGTTCGCACTCAACAGCTCACCCGAGCTGGTGGGAGATTCGGGCGATGCCGTTGATCCGTAGCACGTCAGACAAAGCTCGCAGCGAGAACATTCGACGCGAGATCGAAGCAGGCAAGCCACCGAAGCAAGCTGAAGCGATCGGCTACTCCGAGCAGCGCGAAGCTGCGAAGAAGCCGAAGCGCCGTCGCGCTCGCGTCAAGCCCACAGGCAATCCGTTCTAGGAGATCCGATGCCGAATGTCGATTGGGATGTGAAGCGACCGAAAGCTCAGCGCCAGCGCACGCGCGCAGCGCAGCGACCCGGAAGCGACAAGCTGCCTGACGAAGAAGAAAAGCGCGTCGGTCGTCAGATGGCCCCAGGGCTCGGCGCGCATCGCGAAGCGCGACAGCTGCCGGAGAACTTCGAGCGCACCGGCGGCGACGGCAACATGCGACACGAGCGCGAGAGTGACGAGCAATCGCTGCCGCTGAAGCAGAAGCGCCAGATCGGCGCGCAGCAGAAGCGGCCATTCGAGGAAATGCAGCGCGGCAGCACGACGCCTGGCGCTGCAGTCGGGTACAACCCGCCGATCCGGCCGAGCGAGAAGATGCCGCCGAAGCTCGCTCGTCAGCGCAGCAAGGGCCCCGGCGGGCGCTCGAAGCAGCCGCGCGAAGCGCTGCAAGCTGCAGACGGTTGGTTTCCCGGCTCGTATCGCGAATCGAAAATCTGATGCCGACTGGCATCTATGATCGACACCCGCCGTCGCGCTCGCCGTCGCATACGCAAGCGCTGCGCGAGCGCATCCAGACAGCGAAGCTGCTCTCGAAGCTCGAAGCGCACGCTCTCGAAAACAAGCCCTTGTCGCTCTCGCGTATCAAAGCGATCGAGATCCTGTTGCGCAAGTCGCTGTCCGATCTGCAGACGACTGACCTCAACGTGCAGGGTGCATTGACAGTCGTGCGCAAGTTCTTCGGCGCTCAGCTCGCGAAACAGGAGGCGCAGCCCGATGCCGTTCGACGGGATCCCGAATGAGTGGGCCCCGCGCGCGTACCAGCTCAATGCGTGGAGCTACCTCGAGGCCGGTGGGCGTCGTGCGGTGCTCGTGTGGCATCGGCGCTCCGGCAAGGACAACCTGTGCCTCAACTTCACGTCCACGCAGATGTTCGACGAGCCGGGCGTCTATTGGCACATGCTGCCTCAGAAGGAGCAAGCGCGCAAAAGCGTCTGGCTTGGCATGGATCAGCGCGGCGTTCGATTCATTGATCAGGCGTTCCCGCGCGAGCTGCGCACCGCGACGCTAGAGAACGAAATGCGGATCAATATGCGCACCGCGGGCGGCCAAGAGTCGATCTGGCAGCTCTGCGGATCCGACAATTATGACTCGCTGATGGGCGCGAACCCACGCGGCGTTGTGTTCTCTGAATACTCGCTGAGCAACCCGCAAGCGTGGACGTATGTGCGCCCGATCTTGCGCGAGAACAACGGCTGGGCTGTGTTCAACTTCACACCGCGCGGCATGAACCATGCGCATGATCTCTATCAGCTCGCAGCTGCGCGCCCAGAGCGCTGGTTCGCTGAGCTGCTCACCGTCGAAGATACGAACGCGATCACGCAAGACAAGATCGACGAAGAACGTCGCGATGGGATGTCGGAAGAGATGGTCCAGCAGGAGTATTACTGCGACTTCGAGGCCCCGAACATCGGCAGCTATTACGGCAAAGCGCTGCGCAAAGCGCAGAAGCAAGGCCGCATCGGCGTCTTCGACTGGGTGCCCGAGAAGTTCGTCTACACCGGCTGGGACATCGGCCGCACAGACGACACGTCGATCTGGTTCTGGCAGATCGTGAACGGGCGCCCACGCTTCATCGACTTTCACAGCTCCTCTGGCGGCGATGTGCCGTTCTATATCGAGCTGTTGCGCTCGAAGCCGTACAAGTACGCTGACCCCGCGCTCTATCTCCCGCACGACGCAGACAGCGAGACGCTTGCAGCGCCGCGCTCTGTGCGCCGTCAGTTCAAAGACGCGAAATTCAGCTCGAAAGTGTTTACGGTGCGCGATGTGCAGCAAGGCATCGAAGAAACACGAGCGACGATCGCTGTTGCCGAGTTCAACGAATACACCTGTCGCGACGGCATCAATGCGCTGAAGCTCTATCAGAGGCATTACAACGAAGAACGCAAAGCGTTTGAAGATCGCCCCGTGCACGACTGGACCTCTCACCCCGCTGACGCGATGCGCACTGCAGCTCGGGCGTGGCGCGATGAGCAGGCGACGAAAGCGAAGCCGGAGCCGCAATACGAAGTATTCCCCGGCGTTCACATGCCGACATTCGAGGACGCGATGAAGATCACACGCAAACGGAGGCTCAACTGATGAAGCTGCGACGGTTTATCTCGACTCTGCTGTTGGGCGTTGCATTTGCGCTCGCGCCGGTCTTCACGAGCACTGCTGACGTATTGATCACGCCGTTCGCCCCTACCGGAGCATCGACGGTCAACATCGCTGTCGGCGCTGCCTCGACGAACGTGCAAGTGACAGCTGCGACGAGCTTGGGCGCAAATCTGCGACTCGTGAATTCTGGCTCTCAGGTCGTCTTCGTCGAGTTCGGCACGACTAATGCGATTGCTGCGACTGTCGCTGCAAGTATGCCGATATTGCCCAACACCGTCGAAGTATTCAACTTCGGCGGCCCTGTCGTCTTCGTCGCCGCGATCGCGAGCGCAGCCGGCTCGACGCTTTACATCACGGTTGGTTCTGGCTCATGAAAAAAAGCGCTTACATTGCGATACTCGCTGCGCTTGCTGCAATCGTCTTCGTCGGCGTCTATTCGACGCGCTCGCATGCGACGCTGCGCGCTGAGTCGCCGAACGCGCAGAGCCTGATCGGCACCACGACGAACAACAACGCGGCGGCCGGCGTCGTGGGCGAGTTCCAGACCTGCACTGTCGTGGTCGGCTCTGCCGTCTCGCTCACTACTGCGACAGCTGCGAACGTCTGCAGCATATCGCTGACCGCCGGCGACTGGACTTGCGCTGCGCAAGTCGATCACAACCTAGCGGCGACGACTAACGTCACGCAACTTAATGCGTCGATCTCGCTCACGAGCGCGACTCTAGCTGCGCAAACTGGCGGCAGCGGCCTTGGGACCGATCCTACTGCGACTGTGAACGAAGCCGCGAACGTACCGGCGGGGCTCGTGACGCAAAGCGCGGGGCCGGTGCGAGTGTCGCTCGCTGCTACCACGACCGTGTTTCTTGTCGCGTCAGATACTTTCACCGTATCGACTGATGCAGCTTACGGCACGATGAGCTGCCGGAGGGCTCGCTGATGGTTGCTGATGTTGTCCCCATGCACGAGCATTTCGGCAACTCGATCGGCGCGCAAAGCCCGCTCGGCGTTTTCGATCGCGCAGTCGAGAGCGCAGCAAAAGAAGCAGGGCTGAAGCTCGGGCCCAACGCCGGTCGCGATGGCTCGTACATGCGCCCCGTGTTCTGGCCGCTCGACCCGAAAGAACAGCAGTTCATCATGACGAGCAGCAGCGAGCTTGAACCGTTCAAGCAATACATCGGCTGGAACGCACTCGTCGAGCAGCTCGCAATGAAGCGCGTCGAAGCTGCAGCGCTGCGGCTCCCGCAGGATCCTGAAGCCGCATGACTGATCAAGCGCAGCTCGTCAAGCCGGAAGACGCGGGGCGTGGCTACAGCGGCATGGTCAAGCGCTGGATGATGGAGATCGACCTCGCGAGCAACGCAGAGTCAGGCTGGCGCCGCCGAGCAGAGAAGGTGATGGTTCGCTATCGCGCAGAAGGGCTCGGCGACCCAGAGAAAAAAGACGTGAATGCTGACACGTTCAACGTGTTGTATGCGAACGTGCAGACGTTAGCTCCGATCATGTACAACAGCGTGCCAGAGCCGGTCGTCGAGCGACGCAACAAAGACGCAGACGCTGTCGCTAAAGCAGCAGCTGAAGTGCTGCGCCGCGCGATCAAATACTCGGTCAGCGGTCAAGACTTCGCGCAGATCATGCAGCTCTGCGTGCTCGACTTTCTGCTGCCCGGGCGCGCAGCGGTCGCCGTGAAGTACATGCCGACGATGGCGCCGATCACTGAGTCGGATGACGTAAGCGAAGATCCAGCGCCGCAGCGCGTTGGAGCTGGCGATCAAGTGAAGCCGGCAGCGAGCACTGAAGCAATCCAAGGCATCACGGAGGGCGAGCCAGACACGAACGTCGCGCAGGGCGAAGCTTCGACAGAGACTGCGGCGCCGACTGACGAAGTGGTCGATGAGGAGATCGCCTTCGATCTCGTGAACTGGAAGGGCTTCCGTCGTGGCCCCGGCCGCACATGGCAAGATGTGCCGTGGGTCGCTTTCGAGCTTGATCTGACGCGAGAGGCTTCGATCGAGCTGTTCGGCAAGGAGATCGGTGAGAAGGTGCCGATGCGCAGCGCGCTGCCGGACGACAAAGAAAACAAGGACCCGACAGACAAAGAGCACGTTTTCCAGCGCGCGAAAGTGTGGCAGATTTGGGACAAAGCGAAGCGCCAAATTGTCTACGTCTCGCCGGATTACAAAGACGCGCCGCTGAAGATCAGCAAGGACGAATACAACCTACGCGGGTTCTACAACATCCCGCGCCCGATGTATGCGATCCAGACTTCTGACTCGCTTGTGCCGGTGTGCGAGTTCACTGAGTACCAGACGCTCGCTGACGAAGCAGAGAACTTGACGAACCGCATGGCGAAGCTCGCGCGCACGATTCGCGCGCGTCTGGCGTATGACGCTTCGATGCCTGAGCTTGAGAAGATGCTGCAGGCTGAAGAAGCTGATGCTGTGCCGATCAAGAATGCCATGGAGTTCGTCGAAAAGGGCGGGATGGATGCAGTCGTGTGGTTCTGGCCGATCGACAAACTGGTCGAAGTCTATAGCGTGCTCTCGCAGCAGCGCGACAAAGTCGTCGGCGCGATCTTCGAGCTGATGGGCATCGGCGACGTTATGCGCGGGCAGTCGGATCCCGACGAGACATACGGCGCGCAGCGCATCAAAGAAAAGTGGGGCACGCTGCGCACTCGCATCCGTCAAGCTGAAGTGCAGCGCTTCGCTCGCGATCTGATGTGTTTGGCTGGCGAACTGATCGCAGAAAAGTTCTCCGTCGATACGCTGAAGATGGTCACTGGGCTGTATTTCCCGATGGCCGCCGACAAGCAAAAAGTGCAGCAGACGATAGCGCTGGTGCAGCAGCAAGCTGCGCAAGCTCAAGCGACAGGGCAGCAGCCTCCGCAGATCCCGCCTGATGTGCTGCAACAAGCGCAGCAGTTGAAGGCGCTGCCGACGTGGGAAGACATCATGCAGCTGCTGCGCAGCGATGTCGTGCGGCACTTCCGCATCGACATCCAGACTGACTCGACGATCGCGCTCGGCGACGCTGAAGATCAGACAGATTTCTCGAAGATGATGGCAGCCGTCGTGCAGCTGTTCGAGGCTCTGCAAGCTCCAGTGCAGTCGGGCGTGCTGCCGTTCGAAGCTGCGAAGTCGATCACTGTCGGGTTCGCGCGCAAATTCCGGCTCGGTTACGAGATCGAAGATCAGCTCGACCAGATGCAGCCGCCGCCGCAGCAAGACCCGAAGCAGAGCCCTGAATATCTGCTCGAACAGCTCAAGGGCGAGAATCAGATCAAGGTCGCGCAAGCGAAAGCCGCAGCTGATGCGCAAGCCGATTCGCAGTCGTCGCAAGCTAGGGCGATGGCTGACATTATCTCGACGACGATCGAAGCGAAGATCGACGCGAACGCTGCCAAGACGCAGGCTGTCGTCGATGGGCTCGCGAAAGCGCTGCCATCGATCATCATTCAACATCTGCGCAATGTCGGAGCGCTAGGTGTTGCTCGAATCAATGCTGGCGTGGATGCCGGCAATGCGCTGCTGGACCACGAGGAAGCGCTAGGCGACCAAGCGCTGCAGCATGCGCAGCTGATGACGCCGCCGCCAACGCCGTCGAATGGGTCCGCGCCTACGGGGCCAGCACAATGACTAAGCGTCGCTTCGTGTGGGACTCCGAGACCAAGCAGCTGGTCGAGGTGCTCTCGCGCGCTGACCTGATCAGAGAACGCGAGCGCTTGAGCGCTGACGTGATGAGCGATCTGCCGGAGTACGATTCGCCGATCGACGGGCGCCCAGTGCGCGGGCGCGCCGAGCGCCGTGAGGATCTGCGGCGTCATCGCTGCCGACCGTATGAAGAAGGCGAGCGACAAGAGCACGAGCGACGCGTGGCAGCTGCAGACGCTGCTCTCGATCGCCGAGTCGGTGAGACAGTCGAACGATGGTATTACAACGCGAGCGGCGAGAAACGCGAAGCTCTCGCGAAAGCGCTAGAGATGGGCCTTACAACGAAATATGAACGAGGAGAGCCTAAGCGATGAGTGCGGACACCCAACTGATCGATAGCGATCTAGACGATGACAGTGCAGTGCAGTCGATCGACGACGAAATGCACGACACTTTCGCGCGGATGCAGAATTCGGACGAGAGCGCGGCGAGCGAATCTTCTCCGGGTGCGGCAGCGGACAGCGACGGCTCTGCCCCCAGTACTCCTCCTGCTGGGGCAGAGCCTGCAGCCGCACAGCGAGACGCAGCGGGGCGCTTCATCAAGCAAGACGGTGCTGCTGCTGCGCAGCCGCCGGTCTCGCAGACTGATGCAGAGCGCATCGCGAACGCTCCGACGTCGCTGACGCCGCAATGCAAAGCAGACTGGAACAACGTGCCGGAGCTCTGGAAGCGCGAAATCTGGCGCAGAGAGCAAAACTTTTTGAGTGGGCTTTCGCAATACACTGCGAAAGCTGAAGTTGCTGATCGCTTGGTCAGCGTCATCGGGCCGTTCAAGCCTATCATGGACGCACTCGGCACTGACGTGCCTAGCGCGCTCAGGGAAGTGCTCACGACGGCAGCGAGCTTATACATCGGGACTCCGGTGCAGAAAGCTCACATTATCCGCCAACTAGCTGCGCTGCACGGCGTCCAGTTAGCGGGTCTGCGTGAAGCTCAGCCCGGCTCAACAGCTGCGGCGCTCCCCGCTGACTCGCCGCTCAATGCTGTGCTCGAACAGATGCAAGCGCGTCTCGGCAAAGTTGAAGGAGCGTTCACCAGCGCTAATCAGGAGCAGCACCAACGTGCTGTGAATGACGCCTGGGGAAAAATCGTCGCGTTTGGGCAGGATCCGAAGAACGTGTATTTTCATGATGTGCGCGAACTCATGGGCAAGCTCATGATGAGCGGCATTGTCGCGGACGGGGACTTGCAAGGCGCATACGATCGCGCCTGTCAGCTTCACGGCGGCGTCAAGGCTGCGATTGACTCTCAAACGGCTGCAGCTGCTGCAGTGACGACTAGCTTAGAGCGTGCGAAACGCGCTAAGGCTGCTCGTGCTGCTGCGCCGCTTGCTGCGCGCTCAGCGCCGATGGCGCTTCCAGCCGCAACGAAAGGGCAGACGATGGAGCAGACAATGCGCGACGTGTATGCGGACATCCAAGCGCGTAGCTAACCTTCAACTTTGCGAAAGGGCGTAGATGGCTTCTCCGAATGCGACATTCACGGAGCTAGTCTCGACGACTTTCCGGAATCACTCTAAAGAAGTCAGCGACAACGTCAGCAAGCATAACGCGCTGCTGCGTCGCTTGACGAAGAAGGGGCGAATCCGGCTCGAAGACGGCGGGCTCTCCATCGTCGCAGTTCTCGACTATCAAGCAAACGGCACTTACCAGCGATACAGCGGCTTCGATGTGCTGAACGTGCAGTCTTCAGACGTGATCAGCGCAGCCGAATTCCCGTGGAAGCAAATCGCTGTCAATGTCGTCGCTTCCGGTCTAGAGCTGCGCAACAATAGCGGCGAGTATCGCATTATCAACCTCGCCAAAGCGCGTCTCAACAACGCAATCCGCTCGTTCAAGAACGGCCTGTCGAGCGACATGTACTCTGACGGCACTGCGACGAATCAGATCAACGGGCTGCAAGCGCTCGTCGCTGATTCTGGCATCGGTGTCGTTGGCGGCATTGACTCGTCGGCGTTCTCGTTCTGGCAGTGCAAAGTGCAGAGCGCAGCGAACCCTCTGCAAGGCGGGGCTGCGATCACGCCGTCACCGTCCACGATCGAAAGTCTGTGGCTGAATCTGTGGCTGCCTCTCGTTCGCGGCGATGACAAGCCGGATCTGATCGTCGCAAGCTGGGATTATTACTCGTACTTCGAGCAGTCCCAGACTTCGATCAAGCGCTACACGAGCGACATGGGAAGCGAAGATGCAGACGCGGGGTTCACGGGTATCAAGTACAAGACGGCCGATGTCTTTTACGATGGTGGCTCGGGGATCCCCAATCAGCACGCTTACTTCCTCAATACCGACTATCTCGAACTGGTCGTCCACAAGGACGCGAACATGACGGAAGTGCCCGAGCTGCGCGCGGTCAATCAAGACGCCGTAGTGATGCCGATCATCTGGCAGGGCAACCTCGCAGTCAGCGCGCGCTTCTTGCAGGGCGTCCAAAAGAGCTAACCCGGGAGACACGGACATGACATATCAAATCCAGTTTCCGGCGGTCGGCTTCCCTGCAATCAATTTCGGGTACGTCCCCGACACCACACAGCGATACGCGCTAGGCACAATCGTCTCAGCAGTAGACAACTTCTGGGGCGGCGGCGAATTCATCTACGGCAAGAACAACAACGGCGGCGCGCTCAATACTGGGCAGCTGTGCGTGTTCGACTCGGCCTTCAACTTCGTGCAGGTTCCGAACTCTGCGAACCAAGCGCGAGCTGTCGCGGGGGCGTATCAGAACTTCACCTCCAATCTCACGTTCGGGTGGTTCCAGCTCAGCGGGCAAGTGATTCTCGCTGCTGGCGCTTCAGTCGCAGCCGGTACACCGTTCGGCATCACTGCCGCCGGGCAAGTCGGAGCGTCAAGCGCCGGGAAGGAAATCGAGAACGCTGCGTCTTCGCAACCATCGACGAACACGGTAGTAATCGCGGGTGGGAACACGACGAACGGGTCGCCGATTCTGCAAGTTCCGAAGTCAGACGGGTGGTTCCCCGGCGTGACGCTTTCTGGCACCGGCATCCCGGGCGCGACGACCGTCAGCGCGATCGACCCTTCTGGGCGCTTCGTGACGATGAGCAACAACGCCACAGCGACCGGCACAGCGTCAATCACTGGTACCTACACGAACTTCATCATCGCTGCAGCTGGGCGAATGTTCGCGCAGGGCCGTATCACTTAACCGAAAGGAGACAGCGATATGGCGATCGGCGATCGGATCCAACAAGTCGCGGGCGTCGGCGGTTCTGGCGCTCGCGCGATCGTCGGCGATGCACAAGTCAGTCAGACAGCGCTCGGCAATTCGCAAGCTACTGCGTTCCAACTTACAGCAGTGCACACGCACTTCTCGACAGTGGCCGCAAGCACGGGTGCCGTTGTGCAGTCTAACTTGAATGCCGGCGACGAAGTGACAGTAGTAAACGCCGGGGCTAATGCGCTCTCCGTCTACCCTCCGGTAGGCGGCGCGTTCAACGGCCTCGCAGCGAACACAGCAATCAGCGTTCCGATTAACAAGGCGATCATCGTCAAATGCCTTTCGCCGACGATCTTCTTGTCCAATCTTAGCGCGTAGCAGAATTCCTCCCTCTCCCGCGCCGCCGCGTGCGCCACGCGAAGCGCGGGGCTTTTTCAAGCGCTTGCGCGAGCGAGCGCTGGGTAAAGTGACTACAGGAGCTTATATGCACGCATTCGCGCAAGTGACGTACTTCACGCACGCGGGGCAAGAGTATCAGCGCACGACGAAAAGCGACGGCGATACAGTCGATAAGCTCGTGAGCGATCTCGGCGACGATCACAAGCAGTCGCTGCAATACCGCATGCACCATCCAGACAAGAGCTTGTTCCGTTACCCGAAGCGCAAAAAAGACGGCGACTCAGATGTGGCGCCACTTCATTCGCTTCTTCCGAAGGAGTAACGCCATGCCAGTCGGCAACGAAGCAGGGCCGAATGTCATCCAGTACATTGTCGTTTACGGCCAGGAGTACCGTCGGCAATACACTCCGGACGGCGTGAGCGCATTCGATCAGATCGTCGATGCGAACATGCAGCTGACTCAGGAATACATCACTTACCATGCCGCAGAAGAAGCTGTGCCTGTGGCAACCGACGACGCCAATTACTTGGCGCCGGATCCCGTCGGCACTGACGACGGACAATAGAGAGGAGCTGCAAATGCCTGTATCGCTGATGGGAGCACCACCGATGCCGCTCGTGCGCTTCGCCGTAGAGACGGCTGAATATCGCGACAATGCCGGCATATCGCATACGCGCGATGTCGAGCGCATTTATGTGACTCCGGCTGGCGGCGCGAAGAACACGCACGTCGCGGAAGCTCAAGAGTGGATCGAGAGCAAGCGCCAGCTGAGCCAGCTTGACCCGCCTTTGTACCCGGCAGAGTGGGTCGCTGCGTTCCAGGCGCGCTATGACGCGTGGAAGCGCGGCGTAGAGCTGCCGCAAGAGGGGACACCGCTGCGCTCGTGGCCACTCATCAGCCCCTCGGAGCTGAAGCGCTGTCTGCAAGCTGATGTGCTCACGGTCGAGCAGCTCGCGCACTTGACTGAAGAAGGCCTAGACAATGTCGGCATGGGCGCTCGCGCTCTGAAGCAGAAAGCAGAGACGTGGATCGCGGAGAAGACCGGCCCTGGCGCGCTGATCGAGCAGAACGCAGCGCTCAAGGCTCAAGTCGATGATCTCGGCAACAAGCTCGCCGAGACAACGAACACACTCACGGACGTGCTCGCAGAGCTGCGTGAGCTGCGAGCTGAGCGCAAAGCTGATCGCGACGCAGAGCCAGAGAAGCGCCGCGGTCGTCAAGGGCAGCCGCCAGCGCGCCTCGATGCTGATGTGATTCGATGACACTGCAGAGCATCGTCTATCAGGTCTGTGACGAAGTTGGGCTAAATCGGCCCGGCGCTATCGTCGCGGCAACGGACACGCAGACGATGCAGCTGCGCGCGCTTCTGCTGCGCTCGGGGCAGAAACTGGTCGAGCGATACGAGTGGAGCGGGCTGATCGTCGATCTGACTTTTCCGACGGTGATCAGCACGCCAAACTATGCAATGCCTGCAGACTTCAATCGGTTCGTGGACGACACGCAATGGAATCAGTCGAACCGCGTCCCGCTGTTCGGTCCGCAGAATCAGCAGGACTGGGCGCAAAACGAATTCGGCATGATCAACGTTGGCCCCTTCTTCAGACAGCAGCTGCGCGGCAGCTCGCTTTGGCTGCAGCCGACGCCGCAGAGCGTGCAGAATATCGGGCAGTATTACGTCTCGAATTATTGGATCCAGCAAGCTGCTGGCCCTCTCGCTGCGACATTCGCGAGCGACAACGACACATTCCCCGCTTTCACTGACGAGCTGCTCTGCGCGAGCTTGAAATGGCGCTGGCTGCGAGCTAAGGGGCTCTCGTATGACGAAGAAAAGGACGACTATCAGAAGCTGCTCGCTGAGTCGTTCGTTCAAGATCGCGGCTCGCGCAATTTGTCGCTAGACCCGCAGCGCGAGCAGTTCAAGCCGCGTTATGGGTTTGTCGTTCCGATCACTGGGTTCGGTCAATAGGAGAACGCGCATGGGCATGCAAACAGGCAGTCAGGGCGTCCCGCTTCCGGGAGGCTACACGTCGAGCCCCGTCGGCGGAAAGAGCACAGCTCAGCCGATGCCTGCAGCTCAGCCGATGCCACTCGGCTCGATGCCAGCGCGAGCAGCTCCAGCTGGTCCAGCTTACGGGACACCAGGCAACGCAGCATTCGGCGGCTTCCCGATGACCGGCTCGTTGCTCTCATCAGCGACGCCGATCCCGCAAGCTCCAGCTTACGGGACAGCCGGCAATGCGGCGTTCGGTGGGTTCAACATGAGCCCGCAGCCGCAGAACACAGCTGCGACCGCGCCGAGTGCGACACTGGGGCCGAGCGTAGCGCAGCAGCAGCGAGCTGCGCAGATGCCGCCGCGTCAGCGCGGCGGCATGCGAGTCTAGTGCGATGGGACAGCAGACAGCACTCACCGGCAAGTCAGCGCAGCAGCTACCGATCCCTGCCGGATACGGCGAGGGTTTCATCGGCCCTGCTTCCCCGGTAGCTGGAACTACTCCGGGATCCTCTGGCTCTGTGCAGTTCTACAATCCGAACGCGAACGCGCCGCAAACCGGGCCGTTGAACACGATCGGCAGCAGCGGCATGATGGGCTCTCTGCTCTCATCGAATAGCCCTATCGGGCAAAGCAGCGCACCGTTCGGCCCCGGTGGCTTCGGTCCACCGCCTGCAAGCAGCAGCGGGCCGCAGCCGCAAAACATGTCTGGCTCGAAACCGGCAGACGTTGCGCGACGCAATGAGTGGGAGCAAATGCAATCGCTGGGGATCAACAGCCCCGAGGAAATGCACGCCGCTCAAGACGCGACACAAGACAATCCGGCGTTCAAGCAAGCGCAGCAGGCTTACCAGCAGAAGCAGACTCAAGCGCTCGGGCAATGGTGGGCAGGTGCGACGCCGGGGCAGCGATCTGCATATATGACGTCTGGCGCTCCGCTGGGCGTCGGCGGTCTATCAGCTGAAGACATCAATAATTATTCAGGACAGGGCGCAGCGAGCGGCTACGGCACCGGCAGCCCCGGCGTATGGACACAAGCTGATCTCAACTCGATGCAGCAATCGCTTGCGCCGATTCAGCAGCAGTTAGGCTCTGCTCCGGATTGGACTCACTACTACCAACCCGGAAGTGCAGCGACAAAGCCACCGCAGGGGCCAAGCGCCGGCGTGTTCGGGCAGACTGTGCGCACGATGGGCGGCTGATGTGATTCGCCCCGCGCGCCGTCAAGTCTCTGCCGAAGAACCACTCCCCGCTCCAATCGGCGGGTGGAACGCTCGCGATGCACTCGCGATGATGCAGCCGACGGATGCCGTATTCCTAGACAATTGGTTCCCACGTCCAGATCGTCTCGTCGTGCGTGGCGGCGTCGCTTCGTGGTCTACCGGACTAGGCGGCTCAGTCGATACGCTGCACGAGTGGACCGGTGCGAGCGGACACAAGCTGCTCGGCGCAGCGAACGGAAAAGTGTTCGACGTTACTGCTAGCGGCCCGGTCGGCGCTGCCCTCGCTTCTGGCTTCAGCTCAAATCAGTGGCAGCCGATCATGATGAGCACTAGCGGCGGACAATTCTCGCTCTGGTTCAACGGCACAGACGCCCCGCAACTCTATAACGGAACCACGATGGTTGCCGCTTCGATCAGCGGCAGCGGCTTGACTGCATCGAACTTGATCCAAGCTACTGTGCATTCGGCGCGCGTGTTCATGGTCGAGAAAAATACGCTGCATGTGTGGGTGCTGCCGATCAGCTCGATTGCCGGCACTGCAGTGCTGCTCGACTTCAGCCCCTTCTGCAAAAAGGGCGGCTCGATTCAAGCTATCGGCAATTGGACAGTGCAAGGCGGCGAGACCGGCCTTGCGGACTTGTTCGCGATCCTGACGAGTGAGGGCGAGCTGCTCGTCTATGCGGGCACCGATCCGTCGAGTTCGACATCATGGCAGCGAGTCGGGATCTTCCAGTGCGCGAAGCCGATCGGGCGTCGCTGTATGCTGTCATTCGGTGCTGATCTCGTGCTGCTGCTGCAAGACGGAGCTTACGAGGCGTCTTCGCTGATGCGTCAGAGCGCAGAAGCGCCAGCGCTCTCGATCAGCGACAAGATTCGCCTCGCGTTCGTCGATGCCAGTTCGGCGTATCAATCGACATTCGGCTGGGACATGTTCTATTACCCCAACGGGCAGCGGCTAGTCGTCAATGTCGCGCAAGACACGACGGGGACGACGTATGCGCAGTTCGCCATGAACTCGATCTCGCGCGCGTGGTGTCGCTTCTTCAACATGAACGCTCGCAGCTGGGCACTGCTCAACGGCGCTCCGTATTTCGGGGACGCTTCCGGCACGGTATGGGCTGCGGACTCTGGGACACTCGACAACGGCAACCCGATTGCTGCAAACGTCAAGCAAGCCTTCAGCGATCTCGGCGTGCCGGGGCGCGTGAAGCATATCAAGATGATGCGCCCGCGCTTGCTCTCGAATGGCTCGCCAGCGATCGCGTTCGCCGTCGATGTCGATTATGCGAACACGCCTTATCCAATCGTCAGTGGCGTGATTCCGAGCGGCGGCAGCCCGTGGAACACATCGCCGTGGAACACATCGCCGTGGTCACTCGGCGACACAGCAATCGGGCAATGGACCAGCGCAGCGGGGATTGGGACGTACATCGCCCCGAAAGCTGCCGCGCAAGTAAAGACGACGCTCTCATGGTTCGCGACGGACATTGTCGCAGAGCCAGGCGGGATCATGTAAATGCGCTGGTTCACTGCAGACCGAAATGTGATCGAGCAAGTTGTCGCGCCATGGATGCGCGACCGCATCGGCTGCCCTCCGTTCATGCAGCCGTTCAGTGGGTTCGGCTTGTTCGATGACCTTCTGCTGCGCGCTGGCGTGCTATTCACTGACTATAACGGCAGCACTAATGTCTCGATGCATGTTGCGTCTGACGGCTCGCGACGTTGGATGACACGCAACTTTCTGAGCGCTGTATTCTTGTACCCGTTCGAGCAGCTCAAGGTGCTGCGCATTACGGGGATCGTCCAAGCTGCGAACACTAGAGCGCTTCGCTTCGATCGCAAACTGGGCTTCAAGATCGAAGGGCGCCTGCGGCGTGGCGCTCCTGACGGTAGCGATGTGATCGTGCTCGGGATGCTGCGCAGCGAATGTCGATTCTTAGGAGACTTGCATGGGCATGGGCAAAGGCAGCGCGCCGTCAGCGCCTGATCCACAAGCTGTCGCGAATGCGCAAGAGGGCGTCAATGCCGCGACGATTGCGCAGCTCACGCAAGCGAATCGAGTCAACACGAACGACCCGCTGCTCGGCGGCTCGTCGTGGAGCGTCGATCCGACGACAGGGCAGTGGACTCAGACAACGAATTATTCTCCGATTACGAATCAGATCCAAACTAACCGCCTCACCGGTCAGGGCGTCGCCAGCTCAAATCTCTCACAAGCTGAGCAGAACATGGAGCAGAACGCCGGCACGATCGGCAGCGCTCTCAATACAAGTGGGATGCCAGCGATCCAAACTGGCGCAGCTGCGAACAGCGGCGGCATCATCAGCAACCCGAACAGCGGCGCTGGCCAGGGCATCCAGCGCTCGATCGCGAGTAACGCTGGCGACCCTGCTCTCGCACAGTCACAGAACGCTGTTTATTCGCAGCTCACGTCGCGCCTTAACCCGCAGTGGAGTCTCGCGCAAGAGCAGCTCGAAACGCAGCTGACGAATCAAGGCATCGCGCGCGGCGATCCAGCGTGGACGCAGGCGATGGACGAGTTCAACCGTCAGAAGACTGACGCTTACAACACGGCAGCGAACACGGCAGTGCAGACCGGCAATCAGCTGCAGAGCCAGATGTTCACGCAAGGACTGCAAGCGGGGACGTTCGCAAATAACGCAGAGAGCCAAGCGTTCTCGCAGCTCATGACTCAAGCCGGCTTCACGAATCAAGCGCAGCAGCAGCAGTTCATGGAACAAGCGCAACAAGCAGGGATGACGAATCAAGCTGCTGCGCAGATGCTGCAGCAGATGATCGCTGAGCGCATGGCGCCGATCAACGAAGTGAACGCGCTCACGAGCGGGACGCAGGCATCGTCGCCGCTCGGGCCGATGAACTTGAATACCGGCTCGCAGATCCAGCCGCCGAATATGCTCGGAGCGAATCAGCTCGGCTATCAAGGCGCGTTGAACCAATACAACGCGAGCGTCGGGCAAGGCAACTCGACGATGGGTCAGCTGCTACAGCTCGGAGCGATGCCGATGCAAGGGGGCGGCTCGCTTGCTGGCAATGCAGCGAAGGGCGCCGGGAACTTCCTCAGCAGTCTAGCGAAAGCTGCACCGATCGCAGCGATGGGATAGCACATGGCTGACAACGGTCTCGGCGTCTCAATCCCTACTGGTCTGGGCTACAGCCCCGCGAATCTCGATCTTGCGTCTCAGCTCGCTGAGATCGAGCGTCGTCGTCAAGTCGAGCAGGGCTTGCTCTACGGCTCGATGCTGCTTGGGCCGACGCAGTTTACTCCTGGCGGCGCTGGCGTTAGCGGTGTCGCGATCAGACACACCCCAGGCGAGCTGCTCGCGCGCGCAGCGACCGGCGCACTCGCGAGCAAGGGCCTCAGTGATCTCGCGCAAGAACAGCAAGGCATCGGCGCGTCGCAAGCTGCGAAAGTCAGCAGCGCGATGCAGGATCTCGGTGCAGCGACGCAGCCGATGGGCGGGACTCCATCAACAATTACAGAGCAACCGGGCCCGCCGTCGCCTGGGGACACGACGCATTTCCCCGGCGAGCCGTCAGTCACTGAGCAGATCGGCAGCGCGCCGCAGATGGATCCGCAAGCGTTTTATCGCGCTTACGCTCGTGCTCAATTCGCCGGCGCAGATCCCAGCATGATGAAGCTCGCTTCTGATCAGTTCTTGCTCAACCAGCTGCGCGCGCAGCGCGGGATGCCGGTCGGTGCGCCGTCGAGCGCTGCTCCGACAATGACGACAGACCCGACGACCGGCGCGCGGACTTGGTCTCAGCCAACCTCTGCGCTGCTCGCTTCTGGCGCTTCGCTCAACGGACCAGCTCCGTCAGTCGAGCCGCCGCCAGAGACGATCTTGGGCGGAACCGGAGAATACGCGAAAGCGTATGCGACCTATAACCAGCCGCGCGATGTGAAGCCCGGCTCGACTGAGTTCCGTAACGGGCAGCCGTTCATGACAGCGCCGGATGCGAACGGGCGATACACCGACTGGTCGAGCGGTTCGCCGGTGCTCAAAGTCGTGCCGGGCTTTCAAGCGCAGCGCGAAGCCGAAGCTCGTGGGCAAGCTGCTGCGACTGAAGCGGGCACAGCCGGGAACAAGCCGGTGCCGATCCCCATGGGCGATGGCTCGACGCGCATGGGCGTGCCGCGCTACAACGCGAGAAACGAGATCGTAGGCTATGACTTGCTGCCAGCTACTCCAGTATCGGGGGCTGGCGCCGGGGCAGGCCCAGCCAATCCTAGCCAGCCGCCAGCTGCCGGAGGTGCTCCCGCGCCGGCTCCTAGCGCAGCGCCAGCTCCGGGGCCGGCTAGGACAGCTCCCAGCACCCAAGCGCAAACGACAGCAAGCACGAGCGACACGAAGCACTATTACGGCACGTTCCCCGCTGTGCCGCAGCCGCAGCAGCAAGTAGGAGCGACGCCGTCGAGCGCTCAGCAGCAATACAACATTGACCAAGGTAAGCTGTGGGCAGCTCAAGAAGACGACATGAACAAGAAGGCCGTAATCGCAGCGAAGACCGTGAATGACGGCGAGACGATGAAGACGCTGGCGACCATGTTCGAGCCAGGCGCTGCAGCAGATGTGCGCGCGAAGGGCGCTAACTGGCTGCTCTCGCTCGGAGCTAACCCAGACGACGTTAATGCGTGGATGCACGGCTCGCCGGAAGCTGCGCTCTCTCTCAAGAAGTTCACCGTTGCTAATGCGTTCACATCGCTGCGCGAAGATTTAGGCCAGAATCAGCGCGTCGGGCAGCAAGAAGTGCTGCTCAAAGCGCAGAACTCGCCGAACATCGAACTGCCGCGCGGTGCGTTTAACGCGATGATTGATACTCAGACCGGTTACGCTCGCTGGCATCTTGCGAAGCAAGAAGCGTACGGCGATTGGATGTCTCGCCCAGGCGCTACGCCAGCTGGCTTCGAGACGTGGTGGAATCAGAACAACCCGCCGGAGAAGTTCACGCCGAGCGAGCAGCAGTTCCGTTCAGCGTTCGGGTTGCAAGCGACCGGCACTGCGCGCGCGCAGCAAGCTGCGCCGGCGGCAGCCGGTGAGACGATTCTGGGGCATAACCCGCAGACCGGCGAAGACTTCATCCGTCGCGCTGACGGCTCGACTTACGTCCGCGGCGGGACTCCGAAGCCAGCGCCGGTGCGTCTTGGGTCGCCGCGCGCTGATCTGATCCCACAATGAGCGACGCGCTGCCCGCTGGCTTCGTGCCGATCTCTCAAGCGAGCGCTGAGCCGTCGCTGCCGGCTGGCTTCGTGCCGGTCGGTCAGACAGCAGCAGCGACGCCAACTGATGCTGGATCGCTTCAAGAAGCGCCGACGATTCTCGAACAAGTCGGCCACGGCGCAGCGAACGTCGTCGCGAGAACGAAGCAGCTCTATTACATGGCGACCGGCGACGACGCGAACCTGCAGAAAGTCACGCAGGAGACGAACGAGAATAATCGGCTTTTCCAGCGTGGGCTGCAGCAGGGGAAGATCCCGCAAGATGACTCGATCGACACTATGCTGCGAATCACGCCTGGCGTTGGGCCAGCTTATTCAGAGTGGCGCGCTTCGCATCAGCGCACAGACGTCGGCACGCTTGCCGGCGAAGCGGGGATGATGGCTCCGCTCGCGCTCACCGGCGGCGGTTACGTCGGCGCTCTGCTTGCTGGCGGCGGCGGCGGCGCTCTCACATACGATCCGAAGCCAAGCTTAGCTGGGCTCGGAGCAAACACAGCGCTCGGCGCAGTCGCTGGCCCCGTGACGAAGTTCGCAGCAGACATGATGGTGCCAGCAGTAGCCGGAGCTGCTAATTGGGTCGCGCGCAAACTTACGCCTGATGCGACAGCTGCTGCGCCTGCTGCGAGTGCAGCAGCTGCTGGCGCGGCAGTCCCAAGCGCTTCGTCGAATGTCGTCGCGCAGAGCTTCGGCCCTCGCGCTGGCGCTCTCTCGCAAGACTTCGAGACGCTCGGGCTACCGCACACCGAAGGGCAAGTCACGCGCAACCCGCGCCAGTTCGCTGCTGAAGTGCGAGCTGCGAAGATCGAGGGCGTTGGCGACCCGCTGCTCGATGTCTATACGCAGCAGAACGCAGGGCTCGCAGATGTTGTACCAGGCTTGCGACGTGACGTCGGCTCGACGATCGCGCCAGGGCCGGGGAGTGACTTCGAGGCCGCAAAGACTGCGCTCAGCGCAGCGAATACGCTAAGCGAGCAGAGCCAAGCTGGCGTGCGCTCGATGTATGACGCTGCGAAGACGGCAGCTGGAGCGACTGCAGAAGTGCCGCAAGCTCCGATCGCTGCTGCTCTCGGCTCGATTCAACAAGACTTTGGCAAGAGTTGGATCCCCTCGGATGTGCAGGAAATGATGCGCGATTACGGCTGGCTCGGTGGCACTCAGATCAAATCGCTCGATGTTACTGGCGCAGAGCAGCTTCGCAAGATCGTAGGCAATAACATCGACCGCACGAAGCCGACAAGCGTCGCAGTGGGATCGAGGATCCAGCAAGCGCTAGACGACGCTGTGTCTTCTGTGTCTGGCGCTGGAGATGCCGGCGCAGCATTTCAAGCTGCGCGCGCTGCAGCTCACTCTCGCTTCTCGATGCTGTCGCCAGATCCGATCGCATCGCTGATCGGCGAGACGAACGCGCCGACAAACTACATCGGGCAGAGGATCCTCAGAGCGCAGCCGGAAGAGCTGGCCGGCGCGCTGCGCAGCATGGCGCAAGCTAATCCGCGCGTGATCCCCGACGTGCAGGCGGCGACTCTTGATTGGATCCAGAACCGTGCGATGTCGTCTAACGGCACGTTTCTGCCAGGCGCTTATAGCGATGCGCTCGACGCGATCGGCCCGCATCGCATGGCTGCAATATTCGAGCCGGACACGATCGCCACGCTAGAAGCAGCGCGACGTGCGTCGCTTGCAACTCTGCAGCCGTCGCCTGGAGCGAGCGTCGGCGGCTTAGTGAACTACTCGAACACCGGCAGCGAGCTGGCGAACTTGCTCGCGAATCGAGACACAGGCCCCGGGATCATCGGCTCTGCAATCTCGCACATACCGCTAGTAGGGAAGCCGCTGATCGCAGCTCAGCAAGCAGGGCAGCGCGCAGCTAATGCGACTGCTCTGCGCGAGAGCGTTGCGCAAGCTGCGAATCCAGGGCAGCAAGCAGCTGGGCTTCTCTCGCCGCAGCAAGTCGAAGCGCTACGGGTAAGCGTGGGACGGGGGATGTCACCGATGGCAGCCATGTTGCTTGCACAGCGCGCGACTCAGTTCTGGCGTGGCACGCCCCCTCCACAGCAGTAGCGAGCGCTCGAATGATCACACGCAAAAGCATGAGCAGCGCGGGGAGCAGCAGGATAGTGTCTGACATTGGCGTGCAGCCTAGCGCTTAACGCAAGGAGCGTCAAATGCCGTTTAACGGGTCTGGAACTTTCAACCGCTTGCACTCGTGGGTCACTGATGCGAACAACGGCATCAATATCAGCGCTCCAGAGATGGACGCGGATACGAATGACATTGCTGCAGGGCTCTCGAACTGTCTCACAAAAGACGGGCAGCAGGCTTGGGGCGCGAATCAGAACGCTAACAGTCAGAAGCTGACTAACTTAGCGCTCGCTACAGCTGCGACAGACGCAGCGCAGCTCGGGCAAATTACCGGCGTCACTACTGGCTCTGCATTCCGCAAGAACTGGCTACTTAACGGCGCGATGCTCGTCGATCAACGCAACGAGCGCAACACCGTCACCGCTACGGCAGCGCGCGCTTACATGGCTGACGGCTGGCAGATAGCGCGCAGTGCGAACACTGCGCAGGGGACGAGCTTCAGCGGTACCGGGCTGCTAAATCTTAACTACGCATGCCAAGCTGGGCGACAAGCCGGCGATACGAATCTGCAAGCAATCCAGTTCGCGCAATCGCTTACGACGATCGATAGCTACCCCTTGCAAGGCTTGACGGTCACGCTTTCATTCTGGGCGAAAGCCGGCACTACATTCTCGGCGAGCGGCCTCGCTATGAATGCGTCACTATTCTACGGAACCGGCACTGATCAGAACGTGATCGCCGGCTATACCGGCAGCTCGACAGCGATCAATGCAAACCCTGTGCTTTCGACTTCACTGTGGCAGCGGTTTTCATATACATCCTCGATCAGCTTGAATGCGACCGAAGTCGGAGTGATCTTTTCATATGTGCCAACTGGCACAGCTGGCGCTACAGACTATTTCCAGATTACCGGAGTCCAGCTCGCAGTCGAGCCGGCGGCAACAGATTACGATCACATCCCGATTCAAGCTGTGCTTACGCGCTGCCAGCGCGATTGCTTCAAGACTTTCCCTGTAGGCACGAAGCCAGCGCAGAACGCCACAGCGGTAGGAGCATGGCAGTTTATCGCTACAAAGGCTGGCGCTGTTGCAAACTTCGGCCCAAGTCTCTATTGGCCGGTTGTGATGCGCGCAGCTCCGTCAGTCACATTCTACAATCCAAGCGCAGCAAATGCACAAGCGCGAGATATTGACGCAGGCGCGGATTGTTCTTCGACGGCTGGATCGATTGACCAGCTGCGATACGTTGCTACTGTTACAGCGAATGCAGGCACCGCAGTTGGCAATCGCATCAACGTCCACATTCTTGCTGACGCAGCGATTGCATAGATGGCCGAGCCAGCTGTCGCTGTTGCAATCAAGGAGCTAGTTGCTGCGCAGTTCCTCACGAATGCGGCTGTGACGTATTACACTCAGCCAGGCGGGCTCGCTGGCGCGTGCACTCGTGTAACGAGCTTCATTATCGCGAATCAAGATACTGCATCGCATTCGTTCACGATCCACAAGATCCCCCCGGGCGGCGCAGCTGCAAACAGCAACAAGATTTTCCCCGCGATCACGATCGCACCAAACACGACATACGTTTGGAACGCGAGCGGCGACAGCGAACTGACGACGATCCCGAACGGCGGCGCAATCGCTGCATTCGCTGACGCGAACAGCGTAGTGACGCTTACAATGAGCGGTAAGGAAATTCAGTGAGCGAAGACATTTTCCCCCCGGCTGCTAGTGGCGTGAGTGTCCAAACCAAGACTTTTACTGCGTCTGGCAGCTTCACGCAGCCAGCCGGCTATAGCTGGCTGGAAGGAGAAATACAAGCCGCGGGTGGCGGCAGCACGAGTAGTAATACCGGCGGCGGCGGCGAGTGGGTTGGCTTCTCTGTGCCGTGTCCTGCGGGGACGACGGTTACTGTTACGATCGGCGCAGCTAATGTTGGGGCAACAGGCTCTGACTCGACCGTTGCAATTTCTGGCGAATATACGGCGATCACAGCAAAAGGCGGAGTCACCGGCAACCCCGGCTCTGGCGGCGGGCGCAAGGGACCAGCTGGTGTCTCGAATGCAGTTGGCGCAGATGCAGTGATCGAGGGACTTACTAGCATAAGCGGTGCAGCTCCAGGCGGGAACACTGGCACGAACAACGGCGGCGCGTGCGAGCAGTGGCCGGGAGGTACCGGTGGCCTTAATCACGGCGGCGGTGGTGCAGCTAAAAGCGGTCCGGGCGGCCCCGGCGCTGTCGCTTCGACTACCCCATCACAAGGCTTCGGCGGTGGCGCGGGCGCCAACAGCGCTGGCAGCTCTGCCGGTGCTCCCGGCTTCGTGCGATTAACTCCAAAGATATGAACAACGAGCTTACTAACGTGCTGTTGAATACGATCCAGATCGGCTTGATTACTTTCTTTGGCGGCCTCATGAGCTGGGGCCTCAAGATCATCATCGGATGGACCAAGAAACATGATCGAGCGATGTTCGGCGACGGATCAAAAGAAAATCCAGGCGTTCTCACGACTCTAGCTGTGCACGGCGAAAAGCTCGATCAGCACGAAGACCGCCTCAATGATTTGTTCGATCGAACAGATAGCGGCTTTACTAAGGGCCCATGGGATGGGCGCAATCGACGCAATCGAGGCAGCGATGACTGATCCGCTTGGCGTTCGTTGCAACAACCCCGGAAACATCGAGCGCAGTAATCCGCTCATCAATTGGCGTGGGCTGACCGGCTATGACGGCGTCGAGTGCGTATTCGCGACTCCGCAAGACGGGTGGCACGCGCTCTGCATGGACTTGCTCGCTGCGCAGCTCAAGCATAACCGGCACACGATTGCGGAGATCATCACGCCGTATGCGCCGCCGAGCGAGAACGACACAGCTGCTTATATTCAATCAGTCTGCATGCAGATGCAGACGACGAGCGACATCGCGCTTGATCTGATGCAGCCTGTCGATCTGTCTCGACTCGCGCAAGCGATGGCATTTCAAGAGCAGGGCGCGCATTACTGGCCGCCGTCGATGATCTATGCAGCAGCCAGTGAAGCGATTTCAATCTACCAGCAGAAGGGAGCACAGCAATGCGCAAATTCGGCTTCTTCATCGTCTTAGTGCTGCTCGGCGGCTGTCAGTCGTTGGGAGGATCCTCGCAGTCACCGGCAGCTGCGAACGTCGCAATGGCTGCTCTTGCAGCTCTCGCTTACCATCAGCAATACGGGTGCGTCCCCGTCGGCGCGATCCCCCCGGCAGCTGTCGCTTGTGCCCCGACGACATCGACAGATCCAGCGGTGCAGCAGACTGCTGTGCTGACTTGTGGGCTGGCCCTAGCTGCCCAGAGCGTCGTCAAGCAGTGCCCAACCACAGCTCCGGTCCCGGTCCCGCCTACGCCAGCTCCTATGCCGCTGCCGCCGAAGAACTCGAGCTGGCAGGTCGAGCCATCTGACGCACCGCCGCCGGTGCTCCGCCAGACATTTTTCAGGGAGAACGACCATGGGAAGTGATCAGCAACCGCCAGCAGCTGCTGAAGCAACGCAGCACACGGTACCTCGGAAAGTCGTCGCAGCGACAGCCGGATCCGGCGTCGGCTCAGTTTTGGGCGTGACGCTCGCTGACCCGATAACGAACGTCATAGCGTGGGCGCTGCAACAGTTCGGGGGCGTCGCGATGCCAGACGGCGTGCAGCATTCGGTATCCGCGATCCTCAACGTCGCCCTCACAGTAGCCGGCACGTTTTTCAGTGCATGGTTCGTGCCTGAGCGCGATAGTTGACCGCCAGAAATAAAACGCCGAGCTGAACCACACTCGGCGTTTTTCAGTTAAGCGCTTTGCGCGCTTCATTGTGGGCAGATGATAGTCACGAAAACTTCGCCAGTCGCGTTATTCTTTGTCGTCGTCGTTGACGGAGGCTTTCCGTTCGAGCAAGTAGGCGTGATCTGATACCCTGTCCCTTTTTGCTGGACAGTGATCAGAGTACGAGAGTCGCCACTAATCGATACTGCCGGCGCTGCTCGCGCTATCTCGATGAAAGCGAAAATGGCGCAGACGACAGTCAGGATTGCGGTTACGCGCGCGCTCACGGCTTTGGGTGATGCCCCGGGTGCCCCGGCTCGCTCGATGCTTTCGGCACATCCGCTGCGATCAGCACATTGCTCATCGGATAGTCTGGCGATAGCGCTCCGACAACTTCGAGGACGATCTCGTAAGCTTGATTCGATCCCAAGATCAGGGGCGGGGGAATCGGCCTGCCATGCTTGTCGGTAGTCTTGTACGGCGTCCCTGCGCTGATGTAGCTGAATTGCCATTGCCCGAGTCCGTCTTGTCTCGTCACAGCAAGCGTTGCACCAGTCGCAGGATCGACCAGCGATATATCCC